GCGGTTCTCTTTCACCACCAAACGAATCAAGAAGGCATTGAGATGGCTCAAGACGGTACAACTAGGCTCCAACTGGTTCAAACAGGCTCAGATCGGCTCACACAGGTTTTAGCGCCTACTCCAGACACGCTTTATGGCTGCGAAACTCCCAGAATCCACTCCAGACTGCGTCCAGACTTGCCTACGCGTGGACAAGAGCTTATCGACTTTTCCAATTCGATCGGATTCCCGCTCATGCCTTGGCAGGAATGGCTGGCAATTGAAGCGCACCGGTACAAGCCTGATTCGAGATGGCATCATCCGCTTGTCCAATTGGTCTGCGCTAGGCAACAAGGAAAAACGACATTCATGAAAATGCGGATCTTGATGGGCTTGTTCGAATGGGATAACAAGCTGCAAATTGGTACAGCTCACCGATTGACGACATCTCTGGAGACTTTTCGGGATCTCGTCCAGACAATCGAATCCAATGACGGTTTAGCAAAGCAGGTCAAGCGCATCCGGTGGGCTCACGGTTCCGAAGAGATCGAATGTCTCAATGGCAATCGCTACATGGTCAAAGCTGGCGCTTCGGCTGCTCGCGGTATCTCAAAGCCATCGACGGTCCACATCGATGAGACTCGAGAGCTTAAGGATGAAACGACATGGGCTTCTCTTCGATACACGATGATGGCGGCAGAAAATCCTCAGCTCTGGTCGTACTCGAACGCTGGCGATCAACACAGTCTTGTCTTAAATCAAATTCGGGAACGCGGTATTGGCGCAGCTGGTGGATCCAACGATGACATCGGTTATTTCGAATGGTCAAGTGATTACGACAAGATCGACGATTCCCCTAAATTCTGGGCTGGAGCTGCGATGGCAAATCCAGCGCTGGGTCATACCGTACACATCGACAACTTGCGAGCTGTGATGAATGATCCGGCGGATGTTGTCCGCACCGAAGTATTGTGCCGATGGGTGCAGACAATTTCCAGCGCGATTCCAGCTGGTGAATGGGCTGACTGCGGAATGGATGGATTTGAAGTCGATCGGGAAAAGACTGTCTGGATGGGACTCGATTGCTCGCCAGATCGCCGCGATGCAGCTCTTGTCATAGCTCAGCAAATATCCGAAGGTGAATTCTTCGTGAAGCTTCTTCGCACATGGCACAATCCGATTTCGCTCGATGATAAAGCTATTGCCAATGACATCGCAGAGCATTTCGCCGAATATCCTGTCGAAGTTATCGCGTACAGCCGCCGAACATCTTCAGCGATAGCAGCTAGACTTCAGCCAGCCGGAATCCCAATCGCCGACATAGACGGGGCTCTTTACGGTCAATCTTGCGACGAACTTTTGGGAGCTATAACATCAAAGAGATTACGCCACGGGAATCAAGCCGAGCTGACAAAGCAAATTCTTTCGGCGGCTCGACTTCCATTTGGCGATGGTGGATGGACGATTGGACGCAGAGCTTCTCAATCGACTGTCTGCGCGACGGTTGCATCTGCGCTCGTCACACATTACGCGACACGCCCAGAGACGGATCTTGATATTATGATCGGGTAGTGGTATCGGTTCCCTAAAATTACCGCCATGGGTCTAAAAGATTTCTTTATTACCGCGCCACAGCCAATCGCTGAAGTCAATGTCGATGCTGCTCTCGCTCCGGTCAATTCGATCGATGCACTTGGCGCGCCATATTTTGCTTATGGTCAATCAGCTACCAGATCCGAAGCTATGGGCGTGCCCGTAATAGCTCGCGCCAGAGGAATTATCTGCTCGACCGTTGCAGCTCTTCCACTTGAGACAAAAGTAAAAGAAACAAATGAAACAGTCCCATCATTTCGTGTAATTCATCAACCTGATCCACGAATCACAGGCGCAGAATTTTGGGCGTGGATCGCTGAAGATTTGCTTTTCCGTCCCGCCGCTTATGCTCGCGTACTTTCCAGATATGCGGACACCGGACGAATTCAAGCTATGGAAAGAATTGCGCCAGAGCGCGTTGAAGTATTAACAAACGGACTCGGTACAGAAATCGATGCTTATCGCGTTGATGGTTATTCAATTGATCCCGCTGATCTTGTCGTCTTCGGAAATATGAAGAAGGATTGCTCAATCGCGCCGGTCGTACAGTCCGCGCAGCTCACGCACTTGAGAAAGCCGCTTACGATTTTGCGCTAAATCCAATTCCACAAATTGTCTTGTCATCCAATGGCGTACAGCTTCCGAAAGATCGCGTTGCATCACTCATCAACGCTTTTAAGAATAAAGCTTCAAAGGCTGTCACATTCTTAAATGCAGACATAAAGATGGACACGATCGGCTACGATCCGAAGAATCTTCAAATGAATGAAGCCAGAAATTACTTGGCGCTCGAATTATGCAGGGCGATCGGGCTTCCGGCATGGTTCGCATCTGCTGATCCATCGAGCATGACTTATTCAAACGCTGTAAATCAGCGCCGCGATTTGATCGATTTCTCAATTCGTCCGGTGCTGACAATCATCGAGCAGAGACTCAGTCTTACAGATTTTACTCCAGCCTCACAATATATCCGCTATGACTTAGACGATTTCTTGCGCGGCAATCCTTACGAAAGAGCGCAAGTGTACGAAATTCTAAACCGCATCGGTGCGATGACGACCGATGAAATCAGAGAAGAAGAGGACATGATCGGATGAAGCTAACCACTCCAATGACAATCACGGCGGCAGATTCGGAGTCGCGCACAATCACCGGACGCATCGTGGCATTTGAAGAAGCTGCGAACGCATCGACTGGAAAAGTCGTATTCGCAAAAGGATCAATTCAACCAAAAGATGTTTTGCTAAATCTTGAACACGATCGCACTCGCAGAATTGCAAAGCCATTATCGATCGCGTTATCTGAAGATCAGATGAGCATCAATGCAACATTTAAGGTCGCAAATACAACCGCTGGAAATGACGCGCTTATTGAAGCAAGTGAAGGTCTGCGCGATGGCTTCTCAATTGAATTGGCTGTCGATGATTATGTAAATCAGAAAGACGGAACGATGCGCGTACTTGCTGGCGAACTCACAGGAGTCGCACTTGTTTCCGAACCAGCTGTCAGATCAGCTCGCGTCTCAGAAGTAGCTGCAACGGAAGGCGAAGAAGATTCTGAATCTGCACCCGTAGATCCAGAAGAAACACCACAACCAACAACAGAAGGAGACGAAGTGGATAACACCGTCACAAACGCGGAAACCGTCGAGACGGTCGAAGCCGCGCAGTCAGTAACAGCGTCAGCAAAGTCTGTCGCTTATTCATCACCACGAATCGAAGTAACAGCTGCTAAGTATCTTGAAAACAAGATCATGGCAGCGATGGGCGACGAAAGTGCCCGTCAGTATGTACTTGCAGCGGACAACACAACAGACAACGCTGGTCTCGTACCAACACGCCAGCTTGCTGAAGTAATCAACGGACTTTCAACAACTGTCCGTCCATCAATCGATGCAATCTCTCGCGGCGTATTGCCAGACGCGGGTATGACATTCGAAATTCCAAAGATCACCGTGGCTCCAGCCGTCGGAACAGTTGCCGAAGATGCAGCATTCACAGAGACAGATCAGAATTCTGCATTCGTATCTGTCGATGTAAAAAAATTCGCTGGGCAACAAAAATTCTCAGTCGAATTGCTCCAGCGCACATCGCCACTTTTCTTCAATGAGCTTCTCAGCAACATGGTCGCGGCTATGGCTAAGCAGCAAGATACATACACAAACAGCATTTTGGTATCGGGTGCAACAGCTGACGCAACAGGTATCGCAACTTATCCAACAGCTGCGGAACTTCTTGCATTCATCGGTCGTGGCGCTGCAAGCATTTATGCAGCAACAGCTGGTCTTGCAAATCCATTTGCTCGTAACATCTTGGTGAACACTTCACAATGGTCAAACTTGATGTCATTAAATGACAGCGGTCGTCCAATTTACAACGAAGTAACTCAGCCAATGAACCAACCAGGTATCGCCACACCAACTAGCTTGCGTGGACGCGTTGCCGGACTTGATCTCTTCGTAACAGCAAACACAGCTGCAACAACTGATCTTGATGATTCAATCTTGATGATTAACCCTGATGCATACACATGGTATGAGTCACCTAGCTACCAACTTCGCGCAGAATCAACAGCTGACGGATCAATTACCGTGGGCGTTTATTCATTCGGAGCAGTAGCTACAAAGATCGGCGCTGGCGCGTTCGGCGTAAACAAGAGCTGATCCATAACACATCAATCATGACCCGATTCGCTCCCGAGTCGGGTCAGCAGTAGAAAGGGAAGAGCTCATGTCTCTAGTAACTCCGTCACAGCTTCGTTCTGTGCTAGGCGTGAGCTCTTCTCTCTATAATGACGCATATCTTGAAAAGATCATCGACACAGCCGAGCTTGTAATCCTGCCGCTGCTTGTCTCTTATTCTTCGGCGGTTACGCACCGCCGCATTCAGTCAAATGTTGCAAGTCTTGAAACCAACACTCCACACAATTACATCGTCGGATCAAGCGTTGTTGTTGCAAATGTTGATGCCACATTCAATGGCACATACACAGTCACAGCTGTCGATGGGGAATATCTCTTCTCCTACGCGAAAACAAACGCAGACATTAACGCGAACGCAGTCATTCCACACGGTGATACTTATCTTTCAGGCAAAGATGCAGCCACAATCTACGCATCAAATCCAGCTGTGTACGAAGCGATCATCGTCGTATCGGTTGAAGTATTCCAATCCATTACAGCCGCCGGCGGACAGATCGAAGGCGTTGATTTTCAAGTGACGCCATACAGAATGGGTCGCTCACTCTTGAATCGTGTCATCGGGATACTTGGAAAGTCACTTGATACAGGAGCGATGCTGGCATGACCGCATCATCAATCGCGGTAAATGTTCGAGGCGCTCTTAAGACAGCGATCCAAAATGTAGCTGCTAACACTTACGATTCAGTACCCGAAGCGCCCATCGTGCCATTTGCGGCTGTCGTTCCCAATACGCCATACCTTGAAGCCAATCTGATTGGCACATCGACTCGAGTCAAGATCAATCTTGTCATCACCGTCGGAGTCGCTATGTACTCAAATGCGTCAGCTCTTGACAATATCGAGAAGCTAATCCTCAGCATTCTGGCGGTTATTCCGTCAGGTTACACGGTGGGAAGCGTGTCAAATCCTGTCCCAATGTCGATCGGAGCTTCGGAAATTCTGATGTCCGAGATCGAACTCTCAACCCAATACACCCAAACCAACTAGGAGTAATTATGCCAACGACCGTCATCACCGGACGCGATCTAGTATTGACGATCGCTACCGTAAATTACGACGCCCAAGCTACAACAGTCACACTTGAAGCCGACCATGTGATCGAGACTTATCAGACACTCGATGGACGCGCTTACAAAGCAATCGATGATTCTTGGACTCTCAATGTCGAAATGCTTGCAGACTGGGGCGCAGCGGGTTCACTCTGTGAATCACTATGGACAGCATGCGAATCTGCGCCAAATACAACCCTAGCGGCATCAGTTACAGCTGCGACTGGAGCTGTGTTCGCTTGCAATATCTTGCCTACATTCCCAAATGTCGGCGGTTCAGCACCAGACGCACAGACTGTCTCACTATCATTTCAAGTAGTGGGAACACCAACAGAGACATTCAGCTAAGAGATAGGAAATCGGGAGCATGAAAACAGGAATCACAATTACATATTTCAACGGGGAATCGGAATCATTCACCGCATCAACACCGGAATTCGTAAAGTGGGAAAGAAAGACAGGCTTGAAGGTCACGCAGCTTGGCGAAAATGTCGGACTCGATGATTTGCTTTTCTTAGCGTATAACGCGAAGAAGCGAGAGCTTGCTGGACAGCCTATTAAGCCATACGAAATCTGGTGCGATACGGTGGATGATGTTCGATCCGAGGAAGTGGATAGCCCAAAAGCTACGCCGCCGGAAGCCTAAATCGCGTCTTGGTTGAACTCGCAATAGCGACGGGGATACCGATGAAAGAATGGGAAACGGCGGAGCAGATTTACACCGCGATCGAGATACTGGAGAAAAGGAA